CGTCGAGTTCTTCCGGCCTATCCCAGCGCAGGATCGCATTGCCGCCCGCGACCGATATTTGCAGGTTTTGCAGCCCTGCCGGCGCCGAGGATTGCCCGACGACAGTATGTCCCGAAATCGTCGTCCATGCGCCGGGGAGACGCTGCGGATCGCGGAAGCGCAGCCTTATATCGTATGTCGCGCCTTCTTCGACGTTATCGAGAATTACGTTGCCGTTATTCTGCGACAGTATCGATGCGGGCTGGAAATTCTCGCCAGTTCCGGTTGCCCTGATTTGCGTGTCCAGCACAGTGAATTCGTCCGATATATCTTGGAACGAAATCGATATGTGCGGGATCAGCGTATTACCAGAGCCAAGCTGCAATTGCGTCTCGTCAGACACCACCGAAATAATATCAACCGCAGGAGTAGCAGCTTGCAGCGTGATCTTGCTATCGAACGTCGGGATCGTGCCGGTGTCTGACGTATAAATATCAGAGGCATATGGTATGCAGATGATCTTCGCGGCGAGATCGATAGATGGCTCAATAGAAAGAACAAGCCCTTCAATGGTCTCAAGCCCAGCGACACCGAATGAGAATATATCACCCTCTGCGATAGTGCCGGTCGCGAATGGAGTTGTGAACGTGATCGTCGTCTGATCACCCGCATTGGTGACAATCGATTTCGAGAAATTAGCATCCGACACTGCGCGGATGTTGACGCCGTAATTTGTGCCAGATTCCATCGTCAGCACTTCATCGGATACGAATCCGGTGACATTGCCGCCGCTGGTGATCAGGCTTTTGATCCGACCAGACTGCAACCCAACCAGTATCACGTCATGCGTGACCAGCACCTTATCGCCGCGTGTTGCAACCAAGCTCTCAAAATCGACATTGAACGACCAACGCTCTGGCCTCGCCGCTGCCTGTGCGAGATGGAATCTGCCATATTTCCAGATGTGATTTGGGTCGGTTATGCCAAGCGCATCGATGCTTTCGAATTTCGTCGCGTTGGCCTCGCTATATCCATCGTTGTAAACAATCCGCTCATCCTGTTCGAATCTCTTGTTGCGATTCGGAAAGCGAATACGAAGCGCGTGCGGCTGATCGGGAAAGCCCTTCTCAGCTTCAAAGCCGGATGAATTGCGCGGCGTAAAGTGCTGCACAGCAGTCGCTTGTGGCTTATCCACGACGACTGACCACTTGCCATCAATCTGCGTCGGCGATGCGCGACCTGCCGAAGCGATATCTGCGAGCGTATCCCATACCGATGTCTGGAAGTCGCGCACCATGTTGAATTCGAAGCCCTGCGCAGCGCAGTAATCGTGCCAGTCCTCCAGCCCGTCGATATCAATACGAGCATCAGCCAGCGGGCGAGCGTTTCCGTTGCCTTGCAATACGTGCCGGAATAGATCGGCAGGATTGCTCGAAACTGCTTCCGACCATGTTCCCGGCGTTCCGGTGTAGCTGTCCACATAACTGCTGACATCAGCGTTCAGTTCATCGACGATGCGATTTAACTGATCCGTTGCTTTAATTATCAGCGCGGTATGCGCGAGCGGGAATGGGAAATTGATAGGGTCTTCGTCAGTAATGGATCGCAGCGCCGTCCATGCCATAGCCTCGCCCCGGCGTGTGCTGCCGGTCAATGCGCTTGTGCGCGTCACCCTGACTTCATAATCTCCGCGAGATGCCACAGACCATCGATAGCCATGCCGCACCGCAGCGTTCGACGCCGCTGTGATCGTAATCGCTGCGCCGCTTGTATGATCGCTTGTCGCCGCTGTAAATGTCGGGTCGAGCCATATCCCGCTGCCGACTTCGCGGAATTCAATCTTGAAGCTGACGCTGTTGCTGACTCTGGACCCGCTGTTGGTGATAAAAAATATGCCCTGCGGGAATGTAATATCTACGGATAATTCATCGGCTCCGGTCGGTGCGCTGCGCGTGAATGATGTCGCTTCGGTGTATGATATGGCGAGAGAATCTTCTTCGACCGAATCAGGGAATAGCGTCACCGCCGCGTCACCCGCTCTGCCTTCGCGAGTTTCTATCTGCACGCCATCGAAATCGGTTATTGGCGTTTCGCCGATGCGGATGTTTTCGACCTTCAGGGGTCCATATCCCCAGACCAGAAGCATTCGAAGATAATTGTCGCCGCCGATCACTTCGGTATAAGAAAGTGCGCCGAGAGGCGGTGTTTGCCGATATGAACCCAAAACAACAGGCACAGTTTCAAATCGACGAACCGCGTTGCGAGCGCCTTCAATGAATAGCGTCGGACTGTCTTGCAGCGTCTGCGTCGATGACAGCGTTGCCATTTGGGGCGGTCTGATGGGCGCGATAACATTGATCAATAACGTGCCAGCGATCGATATAATCGCGCCGCCGATAGCTGCGGCTGATATTGAATATCCTGCAACCGTCATGGCTTCTATACCTAATGCGCTGGCCAGCGGCCCGCCAAGGGCAAGCGATGCGACCACGACTGCTATCGTGAGGATAGTACGCAGCGGATTCTTGCCGCCTCCGCCGCCACCACCCTGCGGCAGTATTTTGATATAAACCGTTCTGTTTGGATTCGGCCTGACCAGATGCCAGTTATCACGCGGAATATATACATCTTCGATTGTGACGTGCGCGTGCGCTCGCAGAATAGGATCGAAAATTTCTCTTTCTACAATTTCCGCAACCGTCAATCCTTCGGGAGCGACGGAGTATACCCGTTCTTGCTTAAATGGGTGCGGCTGCGTGACAAGCTGGTTCATAATATCCTTCGATCCTCATCCTGCTTGCTGGCTCTAAACACGTTTCGATGCCTTTTTCGACGTGCAGGATTCTCTTGCCAAACGATAAACCGGCATGAATCACAAGCCCTCTGCGATAGATACAAGCGACAGACATATTTCCGGGTTGCGATCTCTGCCAGAAACCATCCGCGCGTGTTTCGAAGCTAGTTTTCAATGCGCGATATTCTTGCGTGTCAGTATAACTGAAATCCGGCAAATTGACACCCAGCACGTCCTTGTATGCCCTGATGCACAATCCCCAGCAATCCCAGCCGTCATAGTCTCTCCCATGCTCGACAAAAGGCACGCCAATGGCCTTCAGTATGAAGTTATCGACATCGATCATTAGAAGAGACCGGGAAAATATGCCGGAACGAACTTGCCCGCAGGAAATGGCTCGGTTGCGAAATCTTCAAAAGTCAGATCGCCTGTTACTTTTTGGATATCCCATTTGACATTCCGCAGCGTGAAATACGGCCATTCTATCTCGATAGTATCTGGCGCGTCTGCTCGGATGATGTCGATCTTCACAGATGCAGGGCTGTCCATGACCCGGATCGCCTCGCCGATTTCGCGGCTGACGTTATCAATAGAAAGCTGCGCTCTTGGCGGTGATCCTTCACGATTATCGGGTAGCGTTATCTCGAACGGAAAGCCGACGAACAATTCGCTGTTCGACGTGATGTTCTGCGTATTATTCACGACACGGATCGGCTCAGATAGCGTCGAATGGTCTATCGTCAGCAAGATCAGCCAGACATCTGTCGTCTCTTGCGCGAATGCGCTTGTCGTGAATGTTGTCGATACCATTACGGCAGCACTTCAAGAGGCAGTGTGACCGAATAAAGACGATCATCCGCCGTCGCGTCAGGCTTCAGAATGGTCTCTTGTGGGTCTTCCCTGAATCGCAATGTTTCCGACGCTCCTGTAAACGGGTCTGTCCATGTAAACGAATCGGTGCCGTTGCCAATCGTCGTCTCATAAAAAGTATTAAAAGTCGTCAATTGTGCGCCGGTCAAAATAATCTGCGCGTCATAGTTCTTCGTGACCGCAGTGAACCGCTGCCGCTGCTTTGCTGGCCCTGAATCCATAGTTGATCGAACGCGCCCAGATTGCCTAGTGCGTGTCGCAGTCGCGAGTATCGTTTGCGGTAATGTTCCGGGCCAGCTTGCCATTTGTTATCTCCCAGCCAACTGCGGGCTTAGACCAGCGAATGAATTACGCATTGCCCGTCCTGTCCTGCTGCCCGGTGTCGATATGTTCCGAGCGACTGCCTCATCGATAAAGACATCAATCGACTTTGCACCATTCGGCCCTTCACGTTCTTCTGTGCGTGTCTCTGCGCCAGTGTTATTGATCACGTTGACCGTAACAGCACCGCCGCCGAGTGCATTATTCGGCACGACGCGGCCTGTCATGTTAGGAACGAACATCTCCGGCCCTTTTTCGCCGACCATGTACGGGCGACGGGATGATGTGACGCCACCGTCTGCGAATCCTTGTGCAGGAGCGCCAGCAAATCCCGATGTAAATGTCGCGCCAGAGTCGCTAAATAAGCTGCCGAGGCCTTGACTCAAAAATCCAGAAAGAGGGCCAGTTATGCTTTGCTGTATCTGCATCCGAATCAGATCATTCAAGATAGATGTCGCCATATCAGCAAAGGCATCTTTCAGACTTTTCGTGCCGTCAATTACGCCCATAATCGAATCTTCGAGCCTGTTGATTGATCTCGCGCCGATGTCCTGCATTGCGCCAAATGTGTCCTGTGCCTTTTCCTTCAGTTCTTCTAGTGGCGTTTTGGGTAGCTGAAAAGATGCCGCAGCTTTTTGCATTTCAGCGTCTACATTCACTGCCATGTCTTTGATGATCTGATTGGTTTTCTCGATCTCGAACTCAAAATCATTCGCGAACGCAGACACGTCATCCATAAACTCTTCCATCTTAAAGATGCCGAGTTCTTTTTCGGAAATCGGAAGAACTTTTGGTTTTGGCGTTTTATCAATGGCGGATGGGTCAATCACTTTTGGAAGTTCGATTGGCCCCTCAAGCTTTCTTAATTCCTCCCGCAGTGTCAGCGAACGCTCAGTCGCCTTTTGTAATAAGGCGAGAGTTCCCTTATCGTTGATTCCGGTTCTGCCTCCGACGCTTAATATCTTGTGCAGATCATCAACTTGCTTATCTAACTTCTGTATTTCTATTGTTTTTTTCTCGATCTGGCTTCGCTCGATAACGCCGAAAAACTTACTGGCATTCACTGCGCCTTGCAAAAAACTCTTCGCGATATTGAAAACATCAGTTGCTAACGTCGAGAAATCTATTTCTTTCATGACCCGCAGCATGGCTTCCATGAACTGCGTCTGTATCACACGGCTGGCAAGCGTAAATTGATCCTTTATGCCTTCCGCATTCCGCAGCAATTTTTCGTCGATGATCAAGCCCAGATCGCGAGCGCGTTTTATGCCAGCATCCAGTTCTGGTAAGGATAGTTTAGACGCGGCGACACCTAGTGCGCGACCGAGTGCTGCTGACGAAAGCGCTGTTCTGTCCTGCGCGTTCGTCATCGTGTCAAGTTTTCCGATTACTAGACGGAATGCTTGCTCGTTATCTGTTGTATTTTGCAGCAGCGTCTTGAACGCAGGATCAGACTTATCTAGGAATGTATTAAGTGCGCCAGTTCCCTGCCTCAACTCACCCATGCGTTTCGATAGCGACCCCAAGCCACTATCAAGCTCTCCTTGACTTATCCCGGCAAGATCAGCGGCGACTCTCAATTCCTGCAATGCAGAAGTAGACAGCCCGACCTTATCAGCCGTCTTTGCGATTTCGTCCGCGAAGTCGATTGTCTTTTTAGCAGCCGCAACGAAGGCCGCACCAATAGCGCCGACCGCAATGCCGACCGCGCCCGCTGCCTTCTTTAGACCGCCAAGTTTATTTGATATCGAGTTAAACGCTTGCTTGGTTTTATCGATGGCGGTGATTTTAATTTGTAGCTTTTCATCCGCCATCGTTCGTCACCTTAAAATATGCCATCCATTCATGGAATTCGTTTAGCGTCAATTCCTCAATTTCGGCTTGCGTTTTGTGAAGACGATCCGCCAAACCCAGCAAATTTAGGCGCAGCGGATCGTCTCTCAGTTTTTTTCCAAGTCCTCGATGCTATCGATGTCGCCGAACATCTGCCCAGCGACTTCGGAAATCACATTAAGGTTTTCACGCATCAAGACCGGCCTGTCTTCGATGGAAAACGCCTTTTCGCCATCTTCAGATTCGGCTTTAAGGATAATCAGATCGATCATAGCTTCGACCGACGTGTTATTCAGAAAATCCTTATGCTTGCGCTGTATCCTCGAAATATCGCCAGCGGTAAGCGGCGACGAAAAGATAACAGCAGGACCGGCATCATCGCCCCAAGCCTCGACAACAATTTTCGTGCGAGACTTGGAGCGATTACTGCGAATGTTGTCAGCGAGACCCATTCATTACACCGTCGTTTCGGTCAGAGCGCCGTTGCCCTGCACGCCGATGCTGGCTTCGACCATTCCGTCAAAGCTGCTCGAAACGGAACGCGATGTCACGATTGCGCTGCCGGTGTAATATGTATCAGCAGCCGAATCTCCTTCGGGGTAAAGGTTCAGCGTGACCTCTGCACCGATAGTCAACGCGCCCTGCCCGGTTGCGTCCGTCTCGTCCCAGAACACATCGACAGTGCCACTCCAGCTTGTAAGGCTCGAAAGATACGTACGAGCGGAATCGCCCATGCTTGTATCTTCGAGCGTATCTGCGTTTTCTTCCAACGAGAAAGAGCGGATCTCGGCAACTGCATTAGAGCCGACCTTTACCGTTCCTTCGCTTCCCTTATGATTCGCCATCTGTATCTTCTCCTTCGGCTTCGGGTTGCTCAATTACAGGATCAGCATCGGCTCGACGCCATCCTTTGCGCTCAAGTTCCGCGACCTTATCTTCGCGGGCCTTGATCTTCGTGTCGCCATCAGGCGAGATCATTTCTATCATATCGCCGCCTCCATGTCATTTTCGACTGTAGCATAATCAACGATGACCGTGAATGTCGCAATGCCAACCGGCTGATCGCCTTCTGCGTTGAAATCGACAGCGAAATCAGTGACGCGCGTATCCTTCGCCAGCGATCCGCGAGTAACATCCGTTGCCAGTGCCTCCGCGACTTCGACGCCGATTGCGTCAATCGTGTCCTCGACGCCCGACGTGGCCTTCACATAAGCCTCGACGGTAAATTCGCATTCATGCAGTACCGTGCGCGGCACAGTCATCGTGCTGTATTCGCTCGCCTCGGCACGGGAGTAAATGCAGAGCGCCGGTAATTTTGT